CTCGTGTCTGTATTATAAATTAAAAGAGTTGCATTTGTAGCGCTGGCTCCATAATAAATATTATAACTATCATTGGGTGTAAAGACACCTGCACTCGATATAGTTCCTTTATTAACACATCTTGACATGTAGTTAACAGTGAGATTTGTATCAGTCGTCGTATAAGCATAGTGGGCAAGTTCATACTGAATGTGCAGACCTTCAGTGAGTGTATCCTGCGCATCTCCCTTCCAGAATGTATCAGCCCACGTAGTTGTTACTGTTGATCCTCCAGCAGAAGTTGATATTGGTGCATAAAAATTAGTTGTAACATAATTACCATTTTGATCGGGCACCGCTAAAGTATCAGCATCCCATACCAGTGTACCGCATTTAGTATCAAAACCCGGTCCAAATGCAAATAGATTAGAATTCAAAGAAATATGACCCAAAAATAATTGTGGTCCTCTCGCTGCATTCAATCCATAAAAATTAAGATTAGATGCTAATTTAGGTTGTATTCCTAATGGAAACATAGCATTATAATCATCACCTGCTGCCACATAGACATGCACACTTCCAGATATCTGAATCTGATTATTATCATCTTCCAAATGTATAGTAACATCCGGCCATGGATATTCTTCAAAAGATCTCCTCTTCGGATGATAGAACGGTACCATAAATTCTGCTACATTGTTCATGGCACCATTAAAAATTTGGGTCGCATATGCCTGAATACCACTGTGATTAGGTTCTGTAAGACTAACATATAATGTAGATCCTCTGGGAATGACTATTTTATATCTAATAGATCCAGCTCTTGCCAAGTACATGGCATTAATTTGTCCAAATAATGAATCCCGAATGTTTCTTTCTAATAACATTGTTCCGTTGACTGTAATAGTTCTCAAGAATGTGAATCTTTTAGTTAAAACTCTAAGATTAGAGACTGATTCTCCCATAGTATATTCCACCATTGATTGTGGTTTATACGGAATTAAATCATCTGTGGGGATTGGTGCGGAATTACCACAACACTCGCCTTGAGCTACTGGAAAGGATGTTGTTGGTTGTCCTAATTGGACATCTCTATATGAATGATATACAATCAAATCCATCTCTTGGGCAACAGTTTCAGCTGTCACTATATCGTTGAATGTCGATATAACAATACGCCCTGGAGTATGATCATCAAAAGGTGATATATCCATCCAGGGTACTGTAAACGTGAAACTATCTTGTTGAGATATATCAATTATTTTTGAGTAAACAGTAGACATTGCTACTCTGGC